GCAGGCACACATTTAGGATAGTTTTTTCTTTTCTCTCCACCAGATCTACCACATTTAGGGTATGATCCATCAGATTTTTTGTTGGCAATATCTACCCAGTTCTCACCAACCCATGCTCTAAGCCCTTTTTTTGCCATGTTGTTTCCTTACACTATTTTTACCACTTTTAAATATAGATGCTACTTTATTTTTACCCATAACTTTTGCTCTTTGTTCACCTACAGTTAGAATTTGTATTTTTCGTGCAAATGGTTTATTGACTTTTTTAACTTTTGACACAGTTTTTTTTGCATCGCTTGGCGTAGCAAATTTAATACCAACAGTGTCTTTTGGATTTTCATCTGTGTATAATCTTCTACCAGATCCTTTAGGTTTTTTACCCGTACCTAATTTAGGATCTTTTGCCATTATTTGTAACTTGTTGTTTTTCTTTTGTTTTCCATTACTGCACCACAGCCTCTAGCAACACCACCTATGTTCATATGTGATACTTTTTTTCTAGATTGTGATAATTTATTGCCATTACCTATCATACCACCATCAGCTTTTTTGTTTTTCTTACCGCCCGGCGTAATTTTACCACTGCAAACAGCACTAGCGTACATATTTGCATATGCTGAGGGATAGACATCGAATTTCCGCTTGGCAGCAGCTTTTCCTCTTGGACATAATTTACCCATTTTAGTTATCTCTCCTTTTTTTTACGTTTCTGTCTTTATCTGCCTTGTCTAAGGCTACATTTGCACGTAATTGAGCTATATCCTCTTGGCTTTCTATCTTTTCACGTGTTAATTTATCAGTTTGCATCAGTTTTTTCTCATCTAATGCCTGTTTTTCGCCCATTGCTAGTGCTTTTAGCTCTAAATCGTCCTTTCTAAGGTCAATTTCTTGCTGTTTTAGGTCAACTAGAGGGTCATTACCAATATTATCCATCATTTCTTGCTCTTCAGCAACCATTTGTTCTGTAATTTCAGCTATTTTTATAGCAACACCACTTTCTGTGCGTTGTGATAGCTGTTGTTGTTGCTCTGGAGTTAATTGTCCACCACTTTGTTGCATTATTTGTTCCATTTCAGGTGCCATTTCTTCTTGAACAATCATTCTAGCCATAAATCCTACGTGTTCTGATATATGTGCTTGTAAAATTGTCATAGTTGCAGGGTTTGCCTTGACTAATTCTGATGACATGAATGCTCTATGAGCACGAATGTGTGCAGAATGATCTTGTTCAGGAAACGGAATAGGTGGCATACCATTCAAAGTTCCTGCATTTTCTATAGCAGGGTCTTGTGCTTGTGGTTCTGCTGGTGGTGGTAATAACTTTTCTATGTTTTGCACACCCAAAGCTGCATACATTCTCATGTAGGCTTCTCGTAAGTCATGCATTTCAGGATTAGACTGTGCTAATTGTAATTGAGATTGTGCTAGAGTAACTCTTTGTGCCATTGAAAAGATGTTTGGATCGGAAACTGGAATGACATCTACTCTCTCATCAAAGTCAGACTGTTTTACATTTTGCTCTGCGCCTGCAATTTTGTAGGGATAATTAACAGGTAAGTAATCTGCAAATACTTTCGCTAATAATTTAAATTCTGTTTTTTGTGCATAGTGTAATCTTTTGTGTATAGCAGACATTACTTTCATACCACGTTCTAAAATAGCCATGGTTGTTCCGACAGGTTGTTGCTGACTGCCAGCATTTTCACCCATCATCATATCTGCAACACCTGCAAATCTTCTACCTGCGTCTACAACAAAACCTAAAAGACTAAATAAAGTTGCACTAGGTTCTTTGTAAGGTAACGGCATAAGTGACTCACGTAGATTACCGCCAGGTGCATCCACATCTCTCCACTCGCCAGGATTGATTGCTTCATCATCATCTCTGATTCTTAGACCTCTTGCTTTAAAACCAGCAGGTAAGTTAGATAGAGTTCCTGCATCTACTAACTGACGTAGAGCTGCAGTTGCGGTTCTTGATAAACCACCGAGCATGTGAATTAAACCAAAGCCATAGAATCCCAGGCCAGGTAAAAACTTAAAGTGTGTAAAGTATTCTTTCTTTTTACGTAGTGGATCTCCTTGATTCCAGTTACGATAGATAGATAGAATTTCACCAGAGTCTTCGTCTAGTGTAACAATGTAAGGTAACATGATGCCTGTTTTTTTATTATCAGCACCCATGTCCTCGAAACCAGGTATATCTAAATCAACGTGCATCTCTAAAATATTATGCTCGTCTTCTGCGAAAGAAACTTGTTCTACGCCTGATAGCTCATCTTGTTTTTCTTTAATATCAGATGGATTAACTCTGTCAGCTCGTAGTTCTATGTCTCTGTAAAAACCTGATACTTGATTCTTTCTCAAGTCGTTGTGTTTCATTTTTACAACATGTGTGATTCTGTTACAGGATTCTAGATCTGTAATAAAATAAGGCACGACCAAATCTTCTGCGGGTACAAACTTTGATACTGCTCTTTCTAAAGTGCCATCGTAGTAAACTTTTTTAAACGCAGATCCTGCCAAAGGTAAATGAAATAGCATTTGATCTAGCTCAGGATCAAACTCTTGCATCTCACAAGTAATTTGATAGTTCATAAATTCTTTGACTCGTTCTGATTGTTGTTCTACCTCTGGTGTTGCATCACCCATAATCTCTGTTCTTACAGGACCACCAGGGGGTAATAATTCTTTATAAGCTTGTGCTTGAAACTGTGTGACGGCTTCTGCAAGTAAAGGATGAGTGACACCCGCAGCTCCTGCAAAAGGTTTTGATCTTTCTTCATATTTAAATCCAAGAAGATCTAATCCATCTTTGTATGTTTTCTCCCAATCAGATCTAGAGTTTTTATCATCTTCAAAATTTTTCTGTAAATCAGAGGCTAGTTTTTCTAGTATATCTTGATCGATAAACTCCGCTAGATTAGCAAAGTAATCTCCCTCAGATTGTTTTTTATTTGGGTCAAAGTCAAGAGTAACGCCACCGTCCTCTTCTTCAATAATCTCATACCCTTTAGTTGTGTTTTCAGGTTGAGGTACTTCTATTTCTTGTCCTACGCCCTCTACCTCTAGAGCGTTATTTTCATTAGGCGATCTATCTAAAATTGTATTTTGTATTCGTTTTTCTACCATCTACTGGCTCCTATTGGAGATAATAACTTATCTATTGAAACTATTGGTGTGTATAATATACTTTTTTTCACTAGACCTCCATCTTTTTTATATGCTTTATATGGCATCAACATATCAGGTGTCAACTCTATCATGAAGGTGTCTACTCCTTCTCCTGCAAATCCAAAATTAACTTGCCCTACTTCCACTTTAGAATTTTTCATATTTGCTATTTTATTTAAGCTTTCCTCTACGTTACTAGTAAAGTGTTGTCCTGTGTGATCATTTAAATTAGGGCCACCATATTGCATGTCATACGCAACCATTGTTCCACTTCTATCTGGATTATCGGGTGTCAGTTCTACACCTCGTCCTCCTCTGTATGCCTTAACTGCTTTTGCAGGTGCAACTGCATAATACGCAGGTGCGTCTTGATTTACGACAAGTTTACCTGACTCATCAAAACTAAATCGAGCTTTCGCTGCGTGATATAAATCATTTTTAATAATTGCATCCACCCAGTCTTTTTGATCTTTGAAAGGTATGTTTGGAAACAGTTCTCTGGTGTCAATGTCATCGATAGTTGCGTTAATGGTCGCTAAAGCTTTATCCCTTTTCTTTGCTGCTTCTCCTAGTTCTTTGAAACTTGCTTTGGTAATATCATCCATTTCCATATCACCAATTTTTTGAAATATCGCATCTGCCTCTAATAATTCATCAATAGATTTTTTTAATTGTGCATATGTAGCAGGCATAGGTCGAAACACATTTTCTAATCTTTTGTAAAGTGCATTTAACTCATCGCTTCCGCCAGGTAGTATGTTAGTTCCTTGCACAAGATCTCTAATTTCTTTTTTAATTTTAGATTTAAGAGAAGCTGCTTTTTGTAAAAAATCTGATTGTATTTCATCTGCTACATTGACAATGATAGGTTTATTATTCAACTGTCCAATACGATTACTATTAAGTGACCAACCTATGACGTAAGGTTCTCCGTTCAAAGTATTGTTTTGAACACTAAAGTCATTACTACTTTGAACATTACGCATACTACTATGTCCTTCGTATCGTCTTATCTCCTCAGGTAAAGATCCAATGTCTCCACGTATATCTTTTGAATCTAGCCATAATACTCTTTCTACTCTTGATCCATTAATAGCTCCATCTTGTCTACCTGTGTTTCCGTATTTTAAATTACCAGCAGCATCACTATAAGAAACAGACTGTATGTAATTAGTCGGTGAGGTATCAACAAGTTCTTTTATTTCAGCGTAAGATATTTTTTGATCGTTTGTAAATTTACCTGTCTCTCTGTTAAACCCACCTTTTTTATTTAAGTAAGCTCGAACGTACGAATCATACAACTCACCTTCTTTAATACCACTAGATCTAAACCAATCATGCCAATCTTTTGCTGACATAGAAACAATATCAGCGGGTAACACTTTACCTCTAATAGTTAAATTACCTGAGTCAGGGTTAACAATTCCTTTGAGATCAGAATAGAACAACTTACTATTTCCTGATCCAATAATAGTATCAGGTGTTACAGTTGGAACTAGTGCTGTCCCTGGTTTTGTTGTTTTAGATTTTTTTACTTTAATAGGTACTTCTACTTCTTTGACTGTAAATGTCTTTCCCTCTAAATCTTCTAATCGTAATGCTTTTTGTTGTGCATCATCTATGCTTTTACTTTGATAAACTTTCTGGCCATTCTCATCGAAGATATTGTACCTCTTCTCCATCAGCGGTGCTTCAGGAGCAGGAAGCTCAAGTTTAACTTCTGTTTTTTTATTTATTTTAGGTACATCACCTACCAAAAAGTTTTTAGGTAGAGGTAAGGCTTCTGCTTTTGGTATCAGTATATCACTAATGGTAGAAGCGGCTTTTGATATAAAAGATTGTTTTTCTTGCTCAGTTTCTACATCTCCGCCTTGTTCAAAATTAAGTGGTTGCCCTAACATAATGTAAGGCGCACTACCACTAATAAACATTTCATCTGATAAACCCTCTTTAGGAACTTGTTGTGATATTTTAAAAGAAGAAGGATTATTTACATACTCATCCATTTTACTGTCAAAATAATTTATATTTTCTGCAAGAGTTGGGTCATCTAATCTACCAAAAAAAATACTATTGATGCCTGGCTGATTTGGTTCTGTTGATACTCTATCCGTAAATTTATTTGCTAAAAGTTCTTGTACATCTTTTGGTAATTGTTTTTCTGTAAATCTTAAATAAGTTCTAATACCTTTTTCATTCATTTGTTGATCAATTTTTACAAGATTTTCTATATTTTTTTCTACGTCTTTACCTTTTTTTAAATTAGCAATAACTCTTGTTATTGTGTTTTCAAATCTATTTTGTAAGCCTATGTTGTGTGCCGCAAAGTTTACGCTATAAAATTCTGGATAAAAAAACATTCCCTCTAATCCCTCTGCGGTTTTAAACATCTCACCTTTTACAGGGGTTTTCTTTTTTGTTTTACCTATTGGCATAATATGTGCCATATGACCAGTAAAGTGTTGAGTGGCATAATCTTCTGCCATCTTTGCAATATCATCTCCGTACGTGTTGTCTGGATAAACTTTGTTATATTCTTCTACAAATTGTTTACGAAAACCCTCGTTGTTTAAAACTGTTTCTTTAAATTTTGCTACAGTATGATTTGTTAGTTGATCACGATGACTAACTTTATCTAATAATTTTTGATAATCTCCAGGCTCAAAATAATTATCTCTAATATAAACAAATAATAACTCTCTGCGTTTTTTCATAGCTGCACTATCATAGTTTGGATTTCTTGTATAGACAGCTTTCCCATCCTCCATGGTTCGTATTTTGTTTGGTATAATACCTGCGTCCTCCATAATTCTTAAAAACTCTTTTTCATCGCCAAAAGCGTTTGATCTATACATATCTCTGATAACTAAATCTTGCACTTTAGCCTCTAATGTTGAGCTTTTATTTGCTGGAGGAAAGTAACTTTCAAAAAATGTTCCTGCTCTGCCTTTAATTTCTTTTGGACTTATAAATTGACTTATGCCTTTTGTGTCATCGTCTAATAATCTGTAAAGAGTTGTTTTTGGTATACCAGTCAGCTCTGATGCGGCTAACATATTGATTTTTTCTCCTGTCTCATCAAATTCAAATTTTAATAGATCTAATACTTCGTCAGTTAATTGATCTGCTCTTTTTACTTGTTTAATTAAATATTTAGCTATGTTGCTATTTGGATTGTTTTTTGCATATTCCTCTATAGGTCCTGTTCTAAATCCAGGTCCAATCATTCTAGCCATTGGCGTAACATTTATTTTACCGTCTGGTGGATTAAGTCCTAACTGTTCATCAAGTTTAACTATTTTAGCAAGCTGTTGATCTTTTATTGTTTTTTGAATTTTTTCTCTTGTTTCAGGATTTTGTGTTCCTATTAGTTGATTTGAACTCCCTCCACCTGTGCCATCATCTTTTTGAAGGGCAACTCCATATTGATCCACCATCTTACCTTTGTCTAAGCCACTTACCACATCATTAGAGACATTTTTAAGAGTGTCGTCTCCTGCTTCTTTTAAAAATTGGTTTGCTAGTTTGACGTAGCCTTTTTCAAATGCTCTTATTCCTAATCGCAAAGGCATGGTAACAAGACCAAAGGCTCCTAAAGTTGCTATATCAAATGTGTCTATTATACCTACATAATAATTAATTAAGTCTCTACCTTGTAGATCACTTGCTCTTACTTGACCGTTAGCTACTTTTCGATGTATAGCTGCTGTTTCATTGAACATTAAACCTCTGAAGTTATCAAAATGATCTCCTAAGGTTAGTGGATTGAAATTTGTATTTCTTCTTATATCTTCATATAATAAATTTAAGGGTCCCGCTCTTCTTTGAGGAATTATTTTATTTATTTCTTGTATCTCTTTTTGATACCGAGCTAATGCTTTGGCATTGTTTTCTTGTTGTAATCGTAACTCCTCTACTCTCTCTGGTGTAGTGTCCACCAAGCTTAAAACATTAGTGACTCCTGATTTAGCGGGTGCTGAAGAAACCATTTCTACCATTTCTTCTACAAACTCTAATGGTTTTTTTATGATGGGTGGTATCATATCCACATCTTCTCTATAATTATCAATGAAAGGTTTGATTGAACTAAATTTATCTGGTCTTCCCATTAGTAATATTCTTTTTGAATCTTGGGTACTGGCTCATCGACAAAATCATCGCTCAAGCGCAAGAAGTTACCTTGTCTAAAACGCAT